TGGAAAGACATCTGTAACATCAACATCAGGCTTTATAATCGTAATGATTGGTTGTCTATCCTTCTTATTAGGGGTGATCGACAAAATGTTTATCGATAAAAGTATGGATGTAATTAATCAAGCTGTAGCTTTCACAATGATCGGAGCGGCACTAATTGGTTATAAGAACTATACTGGCCATAAAGTGTCAATAGCAAAATCAAAAACGGATACAGCGGCAGCTGAAGAGGCTTCTCCAATCGAAGAAGTTAAATAAGATATTCCGCTATAAGCGGTGTTTTAGGACCGTTCCAGTTATGGGACAAAAAAAAGCCAGGATTCGCTACCCTGGCTTTACTTTTTTATGGAGATTTTTTTATTCGAAACTTTTCTTAAGATCGATAATATTATCAATTGTTTCTAGAGATGGTTTTTCGTTTTTCATCTCATTTAGTTTTGTTCTAACTTCTAATAATTTTTTAACAACAATTATGTCATCACTTTTATTTATGGTCTCTTCAACCATACCTTGAGTGCTTTCAATCAAAGTTGTGTAATAGTTATTGATAGCTGATTCATTGTTTTCAGCAAACAAATTTAAAACTTTAACCTGTTCTTCATTCAATTTTGAAATTTTATCTGCTAAACTATTGTTAATTTTGTCAATAGATTCTTTTAAAGATTCAGCAGACTTTTCTTCTCTAACCAAATGTTTAACTAAGTTAGTTTTATGAGAAACTTTTTCAACTAAAGATAATTTTTTGTTGAACACCAATTGATCGATACTTTCATTAATAGTACCTTTGATTGATACTGTATTTTCAGTTAACGTTTTAAGTTTATCAATAGCGGATAAATCAAAAGATTTTAAATGAGTGATTGATTCTTCAACAAATTCTTTAGCAATAGATTCATCTTTAAATTTCATTGTGTTTAACAAATCATAAACCTCATTAAATTCTCTTAACGTATTATTTTCTTTTAAAACTTTAACGTATTTAGTAAAAGATTGTTTAAAATCTTTTTCACCGTTATTTTTATAGGTTTCCTCTAAATTAGAGAGAATACTTTCTTTTAATTGTCCAAACATTTTTTTAGTTTTAATTATAAATATCTCTTATTCTAATAAACTGTCAATCTCTTTGATTGTTTTTTTGATGCTTTCATTTATTAATCTATTTTTAGCATCTAATTTTTTTCTGGTTGTCTCAGCTAATGGTTCTTCTGGTGCGGCTGGTTCAGCAGCTGGTTCGGCCTCAGCCCCAGCGGCTTCTGCACCACCCTCAGCTCCACCTTCAGCTCCTGGTACTTCTAATGGTGTTGTAAAGTCGGTTCCACCAGCGGTTTCGCCACCACCCATGTCGCCACCACCGCCACCGCCCATGCTTGCCGCAGGTGCGCTACCGTCAGCCCCTAAAGTCATGTTATTAGGGTCGATTTTATATAGCTTGTATATGTCTCTGAATATACCAGTTTGTTTAATTGTTTCACCTAATGATTTAAGCTCTTCACCACCAGCTTTTTCAACAGCTTGTCTTTGGATGTCAAGTTTAATCTCATCATCGCTCATATTTAAGATTTCTTTCTTAGCGTATGTCATAGATACAGCACCGAAACCATTACCAGCGTCAGAAACAGCATCACGATATAACTGAATTTTTTCTTTCCAGTTTTGTATCTTAAGCATTTCAGCTTGGGTAGATGGGCTAGTTAATGTTATTGTGAAGTTTTCTAAATCATCTTCAAAACCTTTTGTGTAAAGGTGGATGATTGCCATTTTATTTAATTCTTGGATAAGGGCTTTTTGTACTCTATGTACCGCTCTAGCAAAACGAACGTCAAGAATAGCTAAGTTTTTACCGTCACCAGTAGCTTCCTCAAAACCGATAAAGGCTTTAGGGACTCTCAGAGCGGCTAACATTTTCTTTTGGATGTATTCGATATCTGCGATCTCAGAAAGGTTTTGTGCACCAGGTAATGTCTCAATAGGCATCGCTAATTGTGGATCTCTAACTGGGATAAAATAATCTTGGTCGACAGCTAATGCATTATAACGTGTATCTTGTTGACCATTGTTTTTATCAACCATATTAACTCTTTTGAAGTTATTGGCGATCTTGTCAACATAAGCATCAACATCTTTGTCATCCATATTACCAACGAATACTTTGTAAACACGTCTTTCTGGTGCTCTGGTAACACGATAAACTAACATCGCATCTTCAGATAATAACAACTGTTTCCAAATTCTTCTAACTTTTTCCAACATTGATGTGCCATATGGTAATCTTCTGTCGTCACCAAGTAATCTAAAGTGGGAGATTTCAAATGAGTTAAACTCAACGTTTTTATCTTTCCAGAAAAATTTAATATTCTTTTCTTTTTGTTGATCGTCTAAACTGGTTACTTTTGAAAAACCAGGTTCAGATCTTGTCATCTCAATATTTGGTAATTGTGTAACACCCACAATACCTTGGCCAGGCACAACTTTGTTATAAATAAAGTTATCACCGTATTTACATACGTTTCTTGCCCAAGATGTTAGGTTAGCGTTTATATCTAAAACGTTTTCGAATAAATTGGTTAATTCGTTTTTAATTCTGCTACTATCTGAGTAAATTGTTAAAACTTTACCATTTTCATTTGCTGTTGTAGCTTCTTCAGCGAATATATCCAACGCAACAGATATTTCTGGTGTATATTCCATAGCCTCGTAATCATAATACGATGCGATTCTTGTTGGTTCGTAATAAACGGCTTTTTGGTAAAGCTCATTATCGATTTTTTTCCACTGGTTCTGTAAATATAAGGTTTGTTGTGCCTCTAATTTTTTCTGATCCATTTCGGCACCACTAAGCCCGTCAAACGAGCTTGGGTCGATGACATACTTTGGTCCATCAACCTCGTTACCCAGGGTTTTGTTAAGCCTTTGATATATTGTTAATCTATCTGCCATATTTTTTTTAGTTTACGTATTCACAGTCTACATATGGTGGGAATTTGTAGTTCTCTACATTTTCATCCCATTCCTTTTTTTGGACATATGTTGTGGTTCCATCAGATTCTGGTGAACATTTTATAGCGTCAACATTTCTAGCTAAAGCTCTACCATCTAATTTACCACTTGATTTTTCTTTTGATCTGATAATTGAAGTTGAACCTGGTCCACTACTTCTTGCTTGTTTAATTAATATATTACCCATTTTAATTGTGATTTGATCAATTTATTATTATGTTTTTGGTCTTGGTTTTGTCACACCGAATAACCACCCAAATTCTCTTGTATTCATCATATTATTGTTTGTAGAAAATTCATCCGAATTATAATAAGATTTATCTGGATTCGGTGAACTAGTTACATCCTTTAATAAATAGTCTGCATCCGTTTTTACGTTATTATTTGATATCTTCCAACTATCTAACATGGCCTTAGTCATGTTATCAGATTCTTGTAATCTTTTAAACGATGTGTTAGCCACAAATAGACACATACCAAGGGCCATAATAAGGTCATCGTGTGAACCTTTCATATGATCTGGTTTACCGTTCTTATAAACAAACTTTTTAAGTTCGGCCGTCAATCTCTCACTTCTGATTTTAAACCCACCTCTAGATACCGCTTCTTCTAAAGCGGCAACGATTTGACTTCTCCTGTTTCTTGATGCAAAATTTATCCCAGGGATAGCGTTTTCATCTGGTATATAGTACATGCTATTACTATCACCATCTTTATCATAGTGTAATAATCTCTTAGGGTAGTTTAATTCTTTAAGTTTTTGTGTTGATGCAACACCCATACCACCAGTAATATCAAATGTGGATAATGCGTCATACATTCTACCATATTGGTCAACTAATTGAGCGGCAATATCTGGTGGAACTTTACCGTGATACTCTAATACCTGTTCAAAGGTATCGTAATCAATAATACACATACCAGTAGCATCTTCAGAGTCACCTCTAGATACGTCAAGGGCTAAAATATACCTATGGCCTTTTTGGGGTAGTTCCCATATCCATAGATTACTATCCCAGTTTTTATCTTTTATTGATGGTTCTTTTACGTTCTCTTGTTCTTGTTTTCTAATAACCTCACCTTCAATAACGTTATCACCAGAACCAATAAAGGCACACTCCAACTCTTGGTTGATCATACGCTTATTAAAGTTCATATCTCTACACATGTTTTCATACCATGTAGAGTGAGGTTTATAACC